CGGTTCGGCTCATTGGCGCCCGACTAGACGTCTGCATGTTCTTCGAATAGCCCTTAATACCGCGGCGATTAGTTCTCGCACGAGCCTTCGCGCGTTTTTGGTAACGATAACGCTTAACTCGACGGCGAGGTTTTCGGCGGTAGGAACGACGTCCATACGCCATTTTGGTTATGACTCAAAAAACACGTTACGCAAATAGTACTTTGGGAAAAATGACAGTCTGGCATTTTTTTATGGGGGGCGATAGACATCTGGAAGTAGAACCCCCCATAAATAAAGTTCCCTAAAGAAAACCTTTCATAAACCGCGCAAACCCTTCACAGAATGAAAGTTTTCGATTTTCGACTGACTCCGAAAAACCAAGATCACGAATCATGGGATGACGGTGCCGTCAAGAAACTCTTTCGCAACTGGTGCAAAAAGTGGGCGTTCCAGGTGGAAGTGGGCACGGAGACTGGCAAGTATCACTTGCAGTGCCGGCTATCGAGCAAGGCCAACACGACGAAGGCCGCGATGATGGACAGGATTGTCAATAAGTTACGCAAGGAGGGAGACTCTTACTTCTTCGAGCCTACCGCAAAGGTGAATCAAGGCAACGCTTTCTATGTCATCAAGGTTGGTACCCGGGTTCGGGGCCCATTCACGGACAAGGATCTATCCGGGTATATCCAACACAGGTTCCGCGACCCTTCGCCCAAAGTCTGGCAACAGCGCCTAGCCGCCGTTTTGGACAAATGGGTGGTCGAGCGAAACGATCGGAACATCATTTACATCTGTGACGAGGGGAACACGGGCAAGTCGTGGTTCAAGGGGTGGCTCAGGTCCACCCGCAAGGACGTCGTCAATATCCCGAGCACCATGGCTGATGGCAACGATATGATGCGCTACCTGTGCGGGCGCGTGGACGACGGGTGGGCAGGCATTGTCACAATCGACGTTCCCAGGGCAACGTCACAAAAGCATTGGTGGTCGCTGGCGCGCGGCCTGGAATGTCTGAAGCAAGGGTTCCTTCACGACGAACGCTACACCGCTACGGAGAAGGTCATTGAACCGCCGCAGATGATCTGCTTTATGAATACGCGTCCGCCTGACGGCGTTATGACAGAGGACGTGTTCTACGAATGGTCTATCGAACACAACAGTTTTGTAGGAAAAGAGTCTAAAAATAGATTTTTATTCAAAAAAAGAAAGTTAAGTCACGAGTCGTCGCCGGGTCCGCCGCCGCCCAACATTTCGGTCGCGGAGCGCTTGACTGACGAAAACGTGAAGCCGTCGGTTTCACTGCCGATGGCCGAGGTGTTAGGTTCCGACAAGTTGACGATGGATTCAACCTTAATCTGAATGCGGAAAGTGCCACAGCGCTCGTTTGTTGTCGAATAAGTCTTATTCTGGGGCAGGATCATGATCTGCAGGAAATCGAGTTCGACGGGACCGTTGTCCGCGAAGAAGTGATTAAGCGAACTGCGGGCGGCGCCCTTGTTGAGACGCTTGAAACTGTAGTTAGTCGTGATCGTAGCGCCCTTAGGGTTCGGAGCAGAATACAAATCGGCGGAGCGAGTGTACGGAAAACGGCAGAGTTTGTCCACGTTAAACGACGTAGAGGGTGTGACGTCCATGAATTCCGTAGCGTCGGTAAGCTTAGTGACCTTGCGGCATATCAGCTTGGACATGGCCTGGTTGAGGGCTGGCGTGGCGCCAGTTTCGTCAAGCCAAATGGCGGAAACAACAACTCTCGTTGCAATGCATTCAGCGAGGCGATAGGCTCCGCTACCGGTTCCATCCTTCTTGGTAACCCAGGTGTCGAGGCCAGGCATGCTCGAGCCCTTGGAGGTGTAATCAGAGGCATTCCATTCGCCCTGCACTCCATGGACGCCGGTTGGCCACATGTTCTGTGGATCGTTGAGCTGAAGCGTCCGGATGATAGGCGCGGGTGCAGCGCCTGACGTAGCGTCGTTATCCTTCACGATATAAGATCGCGTGTCCTCAAAAAGTACGGTTCGGCTCATTGGCGCCCGACTAGACGTCTGCATGTTCTTCGAATAGCCCTTAATACCGCGGCGATTAGTTCTCGCACGAGCCTTCGC